CAAATTTTTTTAATTTACTTCCAATACCATATTGACGTCTACCATCTAAACCCATGATACCACCAAACGCTGCCATTTGTCTTTTATCTGGCAACACTGGTCCGATAGGTTTAGGTCCAAAAGGATTAATTGGTTTTGTTGGATCTTCTGGTAAAGGTTGTCCACCAGACATTTGTCCTTCTGCAATAACCATTTGTCTAAATTCTTCAAAAGACATAGGCGTTGCTTCTGGTCTTTGTTCTAATAAATCATATACATATTGATCATATGCTTCTTTTAACATAGCATCAGCTCTCATCATTTTCATTTCTTCAGGTGATCTAGGGCCTTCTTCACCTTTGTATTTAATAGATGGTGCGTTTGTTATTAATTCTTCGGATATGTTGATATCTGTTATTGCCATGGTTTTGCTAGTTTACTTTGTTTTTCCTATTAAATCAAGAGGCGGCATAATAACTGTTACATCTCTTTGCACGTCTTCTGCAGGGATATTAGCAGCTTTTAAAGCTTCTTCAGTCTCATAGACCTCTCCTGTTTTTTTGTTTTTAATTGTAGTTATTATTTTTTCTGGTGTTAATGTTGGTATATTATCCATTATGTTGTTACCTCTTTCTTAATGTTTAGATAGCTAATAGCTATGTCAAACGAATCTGAAGTGCTTGATTGAACTGTAAAGGTTTTTCCACCCTCTACTATTAGCGGTTGGGTTAATAATTCTGTAGTTTCATTAGCTGTTAAAGCTTTAGATTTAATAGCTGTGATACTATTGTTTAGAATAGTTACAACTGGTGTACCAGCTGAAGTAACTAATATTGATTTAATTAAGTATGTTTCACTTACCAAAGGATTGCCTGATCCAAAAGGTGTTAATGCAGATCCGCTAGTGTTGTTATCTATACCTACAAATTTATATTGGTTTACTACTGCCATTAATCTAAAAAGAAACTTCTAGCTTCTATCTCCTGTTTTAATTCTTCTTGAAATGTAGTGTTAAGTTTTTCTAACACAGCATCTAAATCTCTAACTAAAGATTGTGCTACATCTTGTTCGTATTCTTCACTAGCCCTAGTCAATGTTTGTACTATTTTTGCCATTAACCTGGTTCCTGTCCTTCACCAAACACAGCGTTAAAAGTTTCTTCTGTCATTTGACTACTGTATGGAGAATCTCTATATGTATTACCCATATCATCTACTGTGCTCATATCAATTTCATCTAAACCAGTAATTCCATAATTAAAATCTTGATTAAAAGGATCATCAATAACCATAGAAGGATCCATTCCTTCTGGAATATATGCTTTTTGATCTATTGGATCTGTTAGACTTAATTCGTTATAAGCAGACATATCTGGTGGTGTGTTAGCAAATATACCTTTACCATAATCATAAGCTGTGCCTAAAGCACTTCCTACAAAAGGTATACCTGTAATCATACTTCCTATACCCCCCAATATTCTTCCTAGAAACCCAGGTTTAACTTGTCCTATGTTTGGTCCTTTTGTATATACATCTCTGTAACCACCTGGATTAAACAAACTAGGTCCAACATATTTTTGTCCAACAAAATCTCCGATGCCTCCAACTTGTACTCCTGTAGGACCTGTATAACCAACAGTCATACCTGTTGGTGAAGATACGTTAACTTTACCAGTCATAATGTCAGCAGCAAGCTGTTTATTTTTATCTGGTGCATTGTTACTTCCTACTTGACCGGTAGCTCCTGAATCGTTTGGTCCACCAGGACTAGCATCATAACCACCAAGATCTCCTTGTAAGGACATAATACCACCGGGTCCTTTATTTGGTTTACCGTCTAATGATCCATAGATGTCCGCATCTATTAAAATTTTTTGTTCTTTTGGAGTAATGTAAGCTAACTCAGCTACAACGTGATCTGGATCAGATAACCATTTTTTAGGAACAGTTACCATTTCTTGTTTACCAAGATAATTTGGTCCACCTGCTTGATTTACAGGTTTAATTTTTTTCTTTTCTTCTTTAGTTAATCTTTTATCAATCACTATCTTCTTCCTCCAGCATGTATATCTAACCTAAAAGTTCCTAATTTCCAACTAGTATCTACTGCAGTGTTTTTTATTGTAAGAGCCACAGCTCTTGCTCTTGCACGTGTGTCTACTTTTGTAGTAGATGATGTTATAGTAAACGGTCCTAGTGACGAACTAGCTGCCGTATTATTTGGATAATTTCTTAAATCTAATTGTACAACAGTGTTTCCTTGTTGAGAAATAAAGTCTGGTATAATTCTACTAACCCGCATAATATTTTCACCATCACCTCTAAGATCTCCTAAATTAGTTGCAGCTCCTCTAACAACTTTTTGTGTTATGTCATAGTCTCCAGAAGTAATATCAGCTGGTATAGCTGTTGTAACAGCTCCTGCTTCTAATTGATTAACTCCTGTTTCATGTTCAAAGTATATTGTTACGCCATCTGTATTACCAGTAACATCAAATGAAACATCATTATCAGGATTATATTTTGTACCATGTGGTAAACCAAAAACAGCAGAATCTTCCCAAGTGCTTCTAACATATAAAGTGCTGTCGTTTGTAAACCATATTGGTCGTTTAGATGTTGAATCTAAGTAACTATAAAATACAGCTCTGTTATTTGAATTAGATGTTGATGTTGGATAAAACCAAACTACTTCTCCAAATAGGTTATTAATTCCTGCATATATTAATTGATTAGATGTTGTATTTAAATCATCATAAACATAGTCCTCAACTAAACAGTCCATAGATTCTAGTTTACCGGTGTATCTAAAGAAACCATTTTCTGACATCCAATATGCAGCGCCATCAACTTCAACAGCCGCATTCATACCAATTAACCCACAGTTTGTACCCACTTGTTCAAATGCAAACGTAAAAGGTTGACCTACAAAACGCATGGTAAATAAAGCTGTGTCCGACCAAACATAAATTGCATTTCTACCAAGTTCAGCTCCCATGATCCGTGATCCGTCGGCCAGTCTTTGTGTTCCAGCAGTATTTTCTGCTGTAGGTGTATAGTCATTAATATCTTCTTGAGATGAAAATCTAATAAACATATCGTCTTGTGAAGATTTATCTCCAATAGTTTTTTCTGTACCAAAAAATACTAAGTGACGATCCGGTGTAGATACTAACATATCTCTAGATGCGGTCGGCGCACCAGTTATAATTGTAGCTCTTGTTGCAGTTGCGTTTGCTGCATCTGCATCCCACTGAAAGCATTCTCCGTTATGTATAAGTGCAATAAGTGTTGTACCTAAGTTGTCTAATGACCATAAACCAGGGTCTGTTACTTTATCGGTGTTGGCTGCAGGTGATCCCCATCCAGTCCAACTAGATGTATTTGTAACTGTGGCTCCACTGCTATGTCCAGATCTTGTAGATCCTCTAACAGCTCTTGTAATACCTGTTAAGTTGTTACCGGAAACACCAGTATAAGATATTTCTTCTGCGCCTACTTGAATATAGTTTGTACCTGATGTAGGAAAACCAGTCGTGCTTGTAAGTGTAATACTTGTTCCAGACCCACCTGTACCATTAGCATCATCTAACAAGGCACCATTTAAAGTTGTTGTAGCACTTCCTAAAACTGAACCACCCCATAATGCTATACCCCAACCAAAAGCTCCAACTTGTTCTGCAGGTCCTACGTGATAATACTGGTAATAAGTAATACCACCAGAAGTGGTTGCACCACTTCCTGTTTCAACACTTGGCATTGTAATAGTTATGGTAGTGGAACTCGGTACACTTGTTACCATAAATTTTTTATCAGCAAAATCAGAAGCTCCAAAATTAGAATTAGTAATAGCTGAAAATGTAGAAGCATCACCAAACAATATTATGTCCCCTGCTTGAAAATTATGAGAACCAGGAAAAGTTATTGTTACTTCTTTATCATTATTAGTTGTACTAAAAGCGTTAGTAATTGCTGTACCTGATGGATTAGTTAAAGGATGTATATCGTAGTAGACTCCTCCAGAGTATACATATAAAATTCTATTTGTGCCTATAGCTGCAAATTTAGTTGAGGCTGAGTTAATAAAATGATGTAAACCTCTTGCAACACCAGTAAGTTTTGATTCTCCTAATTGATTCCAACCACCTATTTTTTCAGGTGTGCCATATCTAAAACGCACATTTTGCCCGTCAGTCCATTGGGACTCAGCTCCTGTAGGAGTAACTTGTTTATTGAATCCAGGTAGAAAACCTAATTTTTGTAGCATATAACCTCATATTACATATTCCGTATTGGCGGAACACCTAACATCGGCCTTTTGTCGAACCTATTGTTTTCAGCAAAAGGACCATTAACATGGTTATAATGAAGAAATACCTGCGCACAGACATCACCTTCAAGTGGTTCTCTCCAATGTTCTAGTTCACAACCACTATATACTAGCATATCGCCTACATCAAGCAAGACTTTCGTACCCTTTGGAGCATTGGGTTTATGTATTTGTTTATACTCGTCTATGACGCTGTCAGCCCCTGTGCCGTCGATAAATATAGGCCAAGGGTCACCACCTAAATTAAGTGTGGTAGATATCTCACAAGAGGGCCTATCTTTATGCCTTCTTAATATGTCACCTTTTTTGTATATTCTAGCATATGAATATGTAGGCACTAAATTAAGACCTGTTTCTTTAGCCATTACTGGTAACATTTTAACAAGTAACGTTTCCATTACGTGATCGCCATAATGTGAGTATGTATTAGGAACTTGTTTATCGGTCCATGTTCCAAGCATTCCGTTGTCATAGATAATATTGTTTTGATACATCCATTCAACAGCATCACGTTTTAACAAGAAATAATTAAATATAAAATTAGCTAACTCATAGCTAAGCGCACCTTTGATTACTTGATATTTATTAAAAGCCATGTTGTATAAAATTAAAACTTACTGATATTCTTATATCATTTGATTGATTAGGTTCAACACTGTGCCATAGATAAAACGGAAATATAATTATTCTACCTTCAACAGGTTCTAAATGACACTCTCTCCATAAATGTTTTGGTGGCCTGCCTTCTTTTCTTATAGGCATGTTTAATTGAACTCCTGGTCTTGGATCATTACAAACTAACTTACCTGAATTTTTAGGAGTTTTTACATAATATACTCCACTAAATAAACTATTAGGATGTATGTGTGGAGCGTTAGACCCACCTGGTGG